TCTTGCCCATAAATCCAAGTTCGTAAGGTGGATCTGTAACAACGGAATCCACTTGGACTCCTTCATCAATCATCTTCTGCATCTGTTCGATGCAATCTCCATTAAGTAGTTTCATGGTTCTATCATTTTACTAAAGTTTTTCTGTTTTTCAAACTTAATAATACTGTTAAATTTATCAAACATCACATCACCTTTGTGTGAAATCACAAAGATATTTTGACTCTCAAGACTATTGAGAATCTTCAAGAAGTCATCAGTTCCAGTTGCATCTAGGCTGGAATCAAAAATTTCATCAATAATGAGAAGATTGGTATTGGTAGAATTTTTCAACCTTGCAATCTCTCTCCAAGTGAACATCAAAGCCAAATCGATTCTCATCTTCTCACCTTCTGAAAAAGAGGCATATGAGAATTCATCACGGTATCGTGATTTGATTGTTTCCTCAAACTGTTCATTAAGAGTAAAGTTAATATAGAAATCCAGAACTCCCAAATATTTCTGGATAGTCTGGTTCATTACTGGAAGATACTGCTTGATAATTTTTGATTTTATTCCTGTATCATGCAAAAGAGACTTACAAACATCAAGATAAAAGTTCTCTTGTTTCAAGTCTTTTATCTGAACATCAACTTCCTGTATTTTAGTATTAAGTTCTTCAATGTGTCTTTTCAGTTCATTTGTTTTATCCTTTTCCTCATTTAAAATATTTAAATCGTTCTGGCATCGTTCTAAGAGTCCTGTGACACTCTTTAGCTCTGATTTGAGTCCATTTATAACATTGGAATGTTTATTCATTTCTTCAATACTAGACTGCATCTTGTCCAGTTCAGTTCTCATTTGCACAAGAGCTGAATCATATTCACCAATTTTGGATTCTAATTCTCCTACTCTAATATCTTTAAATGATTTTTCAATAGGTTGTTCACAAACATCACAATTGTCTTTCTCATTAAAGAATTTTATTTTCTTTTCAGTAGATGTTTTTTTAGACTCCATCAAAATTTTTAAAGTGGACATCTTATCATACTTCACACCTGCATGAATCAGGGTTGTTATTTTTTCTTCTAAAACATTCACTTTGGCCTTTTTGTTGGCCAATTGACTCTCATATCCTTCTTTTTCTGAGCGTAACAATTCCCCCCTGGCACTAGAAGTTTCATCAATGGTATGAAAATGTTTCTCTTGAAGCTGTCGATTGTTTTTATAAAGTCTATCTTCTACTGATAATTCAGTTAGTTTTGTTTGCACCGTTTTGTAATTCTGTTTGAGAAGCATATTCATAACTGAAAATATTTTAATATCTAGTATATCTTCTACGACTTCTCTACGATGACTTGTGGGGAGTTGCATAAATGGAATGAAACACGATGAGCCCAGTATCACCACCTGAGTAAATGACCTGTAGTTCAATTTCAAAATCTGGTCTTCTAGGATTTTCTGGAAGTCTCTGGAGTGTGCTTCTTGGTCTAATTCCTTACCATTTCTCCATATCTGGAATATGTTAGGTTTGATACCACGAACAACAGTAAACTCATTAGTACCAATTTTGAATTCAATCTTTACTTCACACTCTCTTTGATTGATGGAGTTGACTAATTGTGCTTTCTTAATCGGTCTGTAGGCCTTTCCAAACAAACCAAAACACAATGCATCCAGAACAGTTGACTTTCCTGCTCCGTTCTCACCAATAACAAGTGTAGTTACAGACCTATCTAAAAAGATTGTGGATTCTAGGTTGCCGGTAGCAAGGAAATTTTTCCACCGTACAGTCTTAAAATAAATCATAATTCCAAATCACCGGCTTCAATATATAACGATTTTAATTTATCTTTGATTCTATTCTTGTCTAGGTTTGTGTCAATTTCTGACACATATCGGTCTAATAAGGATAAGGTATCCTGAGAATCTTCCACCACATTATCTGATATAAAATCCACATTCAAATCAGAAAAGTCCTCAATGACTTTCAAATCCCAAACTGATATGTCATTATACAATCTGTCTAAGAACTTGTCAAATGCATAATAATCAGTACGATTTTCTACAAACACTTTGACAAATTTCTTATCATATTTGGAAATATCGACTTTACTATAATCTGTATCCTTATCATTATAATAAATTTTCTCAAATATTACCTTATCATTCATCACAAAATTCAGTTGTCTATTTTCTATATCAAATGTATGAAATCCTTTTGGATCTCCAGCATCAGCCCAAGTCATTTGATACGGACATCCCAAATAGTAAATATGTCCATCATTAGACCTCTTATGAAAATGTCCACTCATTACCATATCAAATTTATGAAATACAGTATTACTTATTCCCACTTGAGATACTACCCCACTATGCATTTCAAATCCACTAATTTCCAGATGGCCCATTGCTATTTGAACGCCTGGGTTTTCTGCAATATCAAAAAATGGTGTTTCACTTTCAGGTGTGAGCCATGGTATGAACATCATATCATATCCATCTATCGTAACTATGGTTGGTTCACTATATACAGTTGATTTTTTAGGCAGACCCAATTCGTTATAACAATTCACTTCAAGAGTGTTCTTGTAATATATGTCATGGTTTCCTATAATGAAATGACAGGGTATATCCAACTCATCCAATCTTGCAATAAACCGTTCTCTAAAGTCTTTTGCAATTTTGTAGTTGATATACTTTCTGCGATCCAGACAATCGCCCAAATGAACGAAGGCTGAGATTTCTGATTTGTGTTTTTTAACGTATGGGAAGAATTGATTTTCATAGAAGTCATAAAAGAATTCATTGAAAATCAAACTATCTGACCTTGCACCAAAATGTGTATCGGTCAATATTACAATTTTACTCATGAATGTTCTTGTCAGTAGCTTCACTATCAACAAAGTCTTCTAACCAAAGTTTTCCACAACCTACTGGTGAATCTTCTATGGTTTTATCAATTTCTTCTAAATCTACAACAGGTAGATTTTTAGTGTAAGTTTTAATTAAATTTTCAACAGTTGTTACATATGTTTCAAATCTGGTCATAATCGTTTTCCTCTATAAAATGTTCGATTCCTTTTTTGGATCGTTTTCGTTGTTTAGTTTTTGGAATTTCACGTTCATCTAAATTATCACGCAAAAATTCTATGTAGGTATTTTCATAATTAGTATTATCGCCTTCCATTACAGCATAAGTTGGAAGTGCAGTATTATCAATGATCTTCTGTTTGATAGCTGACTGCTTCTTTTCCTTTGTTATTCTGCGAATGAAAGCATAATATATAATTTGTGTAAAATATGCAAAGGGATTTTTAGATTTCTCTGGACTAAAATTCTTTGCATATCTAATACAATTTTCTATACCATCCCCTATCATTTCCTCACGATAGGTATAATTGATAAAATTGGGCCTGTATGATAAATGAGTAGCAATTTTATAAAAACATTCGCCCATATATTCTGTGACCTTTGGTGGTAAGTCATCGACTTCAGTAGATTCTTCAATATCTGTTTTCCACTTTTCCATTTCACTAAAAAATTGCTTATTATCAACATAATGTATTTTTTTTTCCTTTTCCATAATAGTTTTTAAGATAAATTAACTTTGTGTATTTCATAATCAAATTCCTCTTGATTGTAGATTCCAATACGTTTAACAAAATGTTTCAACGTATGGTTATTGTTATTAAAATTATCGGCAATATCATATAATTTTGCACCAGCCTTTTTACTTTCATGCATTCGTAATCCTCGGCCTATTGACTGAAGATTTCGGATACGACTTTTATAAGGACTAGCGAAAATAAGATTATGAAGATTCCGAATATTGATGCCAGTGCTAAATACACCAAAACTGGCGACAATAATGGCATCTTGTTCTGATTCAACGGTGTGTCTGATTTCTTCTCTTGTTTTGGAGTCTGTTCCTCCATATACAAAAAAAGTCTTCCTATCATTGACATTTATTTTCTCTCGTATTAATTTGTGTAACAGCTTTCCATGTTTGATTAACGAAAAAAGAACTAGAGTATTTCCTTTTAGATCTACGCATAAATTTCTAATTAAGTTATTTCTTTGTGGATGTTCAGTTATGAATTTAATTTCATCATTGTATGCTAATAGCTTACTATCTTTTTTAGAATAAGTCAAGACAATTGCGACAATTTTTAAATTTGCTATATGTTTTTTATCTATGAGTTTCTTTGTTGTGGTGACTTGTCTTGCTGAGCCAAATAGTCCTTCCAGAACCAAATGATGGCTCTCAGAATCAGAAAGAGTGCCTGTAAGACCAAACTTGTACTGACAGTTTGTGGTCTTATGCATGATTGTTTTGAGGGATTTTGCTGTAAAGGTGTGGACTTCATCACCAAATATCACTTGGAATTTGTCAAAATATTTCTTTGGTTGTTGGTATATGGATTGCCATGTGGAGATGTGTACCAATTTTGGTGAGGTTTTTTCTTTTCCTCCATAAATGCGATGACAGTATTTTTCAGAATTCCAGCCGTAATCTTGAAAATCAGTATACATCTGTTCTACTAATGAGGTTCTTGGTACTAGTAAAAGAATTTGTGAGTTATTTAAAATTTGTTGATAATAACGTATCAAAGTGTAGATAATAAAACTTTTTCCACTAGCGGTAGGACTAACGAGTATACAACGACTATTACGGATAGAATGTTGTACTGCATCCAACTGATAGTCTCTAATCTTAACAGAACTTTTCAAGCCACTAATAAATGACTCAACGGTTTCTGTATCGATTTCCAGTTGAATTTTATTACCACCACTAACGGTATATTTTTTTGAAGTTGCAAATTTATGGATATAGTCTGATAACCCAACGTAAATTTGATTATTTCTTATATCGAACAAACGAATCTTACCATCCCACATTCTATTCTTGAAGCTAGGCATAAATTTAGCGTCAGGAACATCATAACTAAAATGTTCGTTTAATTCTTTTGCAATACTTCTTTCACATTCAATTTGAAAATAAACATCATCTTTCTTATGAATGATAATATTATATTCCGGCCTCGAATTTTCTCCACTCAATTGCATTTTTTATTTGAAAAGAACGATTACTGATAGATTTCACAATTTCCTGTAGATAATCCACTACAGTTTCATAGTATTCAACTTTTCCCTTTAATTCACGATATTCTTTATCAGCCTCTATAAAGGTCTTTTGGTCATCTTTGGTGTTTAACTTTACATCAAAAGAACCCTTTTCTTTGTAAATTTCTTCTGTCGCTTTCCCTGTATAAAATATCCACTTATCCCTTTTGAGAACATTTAATTCCCCTTGTGTCTTTTTAAACAACAAAGAATACTCTGTAAGTAATTGGAGATATTTTGAATGTAAAGAGGGGATTCGTAGGGATTCAATATCAAGTTCTAGGTCATTTATTTTTAAGTCTTTTCGGACAGATTCTTGTATTTCAGATAATGTCATAATAATTTCATTAAAAAGTAACCCTAACACTAAAATATATTGTCACACAGTCAAATCAAGTGGACTCACTTGTTTCAAAATTTGTCAGGGTTACTAAAGAGTATTTAGTAAATAATAAATTTAAATATCTGTGAATTCATAATAAAGAAATCTAAAAGAGGCAGCTGCTTTAAAATATTCTACATCAGTTGCATCTTGTGTATATTCTAATGCTGATAAACTAGTGGGAAACATATCTTTAAATTCAACTTGTAATTTTGCTATATTTTTGGAATTATATATTATCATTGTTGCATCTGAATATAATTGTGCTTCTGATGCTGTAGCTTTTATTTTTGAATTTGGATCTAAATTAGCTTCAGGTGATGAACTCATTAAAGTAGTTCCA